CGGCGCATCCTGGAGGCGGTCAGCCGGAGGATTGACGACTACTGTGGAGGCGGCACGTTCGGGCCTCTGACCGAGACCCGGCACTACGACATCGGCTCCGGTAGTCTGCGGGATTCGCCGCAGTATCAGACGGTCGCGATAACGGACGATATCAAGACCTCGATGTCGACTCCCGGCGTCGTCCCGCTGGACGGCTGGATCGTCAGCCCGACCACGGTGACGGCCTACGGGGCCACCGACCGGGCAACCTCGGAGACACTGACCGAGGGGTATGCCAACGACTTCTTCCTGATGCCGTATAACTCAGCCCCGAAGACGATCCTGAAATTAAACGAGGACACGACCAAGGGTTTCGATGCCGGGCAGCAGACCCTCTCGATCCTCGGCTCCTGGGGCTACACCGCTGACACGGTTAGTGTCACCACCTCTGATGCCATAGGATCAACGACGGCGACGTCCGCATCGGTAACGTCGGCCACTAATCTCGGCCCCGCGCAGACCATCCTCATCGACTCCGAGCAGCTATATATCACGGCGATTTCGGGCAATACATTAACGCTGGAGCGAGGCGTCAATGGCACGACTGGAGCGACCCATAGCGGAGGGGCGACGGTCTACCGGTACGACTATCCTGAGCTAGTCGTCCAGGCGGCTCTCGATCTGGCGAAGATCGTGTTCAGAGATCGCGACCTGGGAGCCGTCACGACGATAGGCTCCGGCGAGGCCGCGATCACGTCCGCAGCCGGCGAGATCAACTCAATCCTGATGACGCTCGGCCAGTACCGGGTCACCGGCACGTCCAATGGGGTGTTCTTCTAATGCCGCCCACTCCGACGACGACTTTCAAGGTTAAAGGGCCGATCTTTGAGAAGCCGACCCAGATCAGCCTCGGATTCACCGAGGCGGTCAATCGCGGGTTGCTTGATCTGGTCATCATCGAGGGCAGTAATAGAGTGAAGGAAGAACTCTGGGGGCCAACATCTGATAGTGCCTACAAGAAATCAACGCCGGGTCAGAGACACGGTGCCAAGACCCGAACTCTACGAAGGGCAATTGGAGGGAGCGTTCCGAGAGACGGTATCGGACAGATTGACGCCGGGGAGAATCAGTACGGGTCGAACCTGATCTATTCCAGTTGGGTCGAGGGGATCAGCAGCCGGAATAAGAGGTCGACGTTCAAGGGCTACGGGATGTTCCAGAACGCCTACGACCACATCCAAAATAATCCGAAGCTGTACGAGGAGTACATCGGGGACGCCCTGATCGAGGCGTTCAATTGAGCCGGTCGGGGGCATTGGCCCAGATCGACACCCTCCTCGCGGCGATCTCCGACCCGGCTTTCGTGGCGGTATATCGCGGGGAGCCTCTGGCGATCTCAGGGTCGCCGGTGCTGGCGTTCTGGCTGACGGGCCGGAGGAGCGACTTCGAGACCCTGGGCGACATCGGGTCGCGGGTTACGGTCACGGTGCGGGCCTATTTTCGGATGCAGGATTCGCCCGACGTGCGGGAGAGTATCGAGGAGGAGGTCTGGGATGCGATGTATCAGATCGACTCTCAACTCCGGTCTGATGCTGACCTTGGCGGTAACGTCACCGACTCCTCGGTCGGGGCCGCGACGGTCGGATACCAGAATATGAGCGGCGGGGTGTTCCGCACGGTGACCGTCCCTTACGAGATGGAGCTATTGGGTGAGGTCACCATCACGCCATAACGGCCCCAGGGATGGCCGGAGAGCGATGTTATGCAGGAGGTAGTGTATGGCTAAGGTAAACGGACTTAATGTCCGGCTCTACGTCGAGGGATATGACCTGTCGGGCGACGCGAATGCCTTGAGCGGGCTGGGCTATACGAACGAACTCCTTGACGTGACGACGCTCGACGTCTCGGCTAAGAAGCGGATCATCGGGATCGTCGACGGAGAGATCAGCGTCGACGCGTTCTTCGATGCCGCCTCCAGCAAGCAGCACGCGGTCTGGACATCCAACAGCGGCAAGCAGCCGACAGCCGATCAGGAGGTTCTCGTCCCGATGGGGTCGGCGGTGGGCGATCCCTCCGTCTCTCTGGTGTCGAAGCAGGGAACGTACTCTGTGACCCGCGCTCCCGGTTCCGCGATTACGGCCACCGCGACCTTCTCGGCTAACGGTTCCGGCCCGGAGTTCGGGATCATGCTGACCAGTTTTACGGACACGATCACAGCGTCCACGTCCGGGTCGTCGGTCGATAACTCCGCGAGTAGCAGCGATGGCGGGTCGTGGATTTATCAGGTCACCGCGCTGTCTGCCGTCGGCGGTAACGCCCGATGGCATCTGAACGCCCAGCACTCCTCGGATAACTCGACCTGGACCCTCGGATAACTCGACCTGGACAGACGTATCGTCGGCGACCGTTACCGCCTCCGACGGGATCGGAGCCGCCAGGGCTACATTCACGGGAACGCTGAATCGGTACGTCCGGCAGAGGGTCGTGCTAGACGCATCATCTGGATCGATAACGTACGCGATAGCATTTACCAGAGGGTAATTAGAACAAATTTTCTAGGAGGAAATCGTGGCAAAACAGACTGGTTTGGGTGACTACTTGGCTGTGGATGACAGCGGCGGAACCGTCAGAGACATCAGCGGGGACGTCGGAGACTACGGCATAAACATCGCGCAGGAGTTAGTTGAGACTACCGGCCTCGACAAGTCGGCGCGGGAGCGGATCACGGGCATGTCTGACGGAGACGTGAGCCTTAACGGGTTCTTCAACGCGGCGAGCAACAAAAGCCATGACGTGTTCAAGACCCGCACCGGGACTCGGACGTTCGACCTCAGAGTTGGCGGCAACTCCTCATCTAATCCCAAGCTGGCGATGGAGATGCAGGTGGCGAGTTACGCGATCACGCGAGGATCGGATGGGGCGTTAACCTGGAGCGTAACCCTGAACCTCGCCGACGGCACCGTCCCGGCATGGTCGACAGTCTAGTGGTAGTTCAGAGTAGAAACGGGGTCAAGCCCTTCGTCATCCAGCGGCGTCGGGCTGTCCTGGTATTCGCCCAGCCGGAGTATGAGGGCATCCGCATCGAGGCGCGGCTGGATGTCGATCTGCGGACGTTCCTCGATCTCCAGCAACTCGCGGGCGCATCGGACAATAATCCCGAAGGTCTCCGAGCCGCGTTCACGATGTTCGGCGACCAGATTCTCGACTCCTGGAATCTCCAGGATGAGGACGGGACAGTGCTGACCGCGGACGCAGAAGGGTTCCTGTCCCTGCCGCCCGCTCTCGGCACCGCGATCCTCGGAGCCTGGAGCGAGGCCGCGACAACGGCGGGGGAAGCCTCAGCCTCGGAATAGCCCGGTGGCTGGCTGTCCGAGGCGGGACGTATCAGGACGGCAGGCCGGTCATCAAGCCGACCGAGCTAGAACTGGCCGAGATCATCGACGGCATCTGTCAGCGGTATAGTTGTCTGCCGTCCCAGCTATTGGACGAGGACGTCGGGATACTGCGGATGCTGGCAATCGTTTCAGAGGGCAAGGTAGAGGACGAATCGAGTGGCTAATACCGTCACCATAACGGTCGATGCCGACACAAAAACGGCCGAGAAGAACGTCAAGGGCATGGGGACGAAGTTCCGGTCTGCCATGAAGGGCGTTGCTATGGCTGCGGGGGGCCTCACCCTGGCTGCTGGAGCGGCTGCGAAACTCGGCCAGGAGTACCAGGAGGCGACTAACATAATCGCCGCCGGAACTGGCGCGTCTGGGGAGCAACTGGAAGGGCTGACCCAGAGCTTCAAGGACGTTTGGGCGACCGTTCCACAGGACGCGGCGATAGTCTCGGCCGCAATCGCCGACATCAACACCGAGATGGGACTAGAGGGCGAAATCCTGGAGGACGTGACCAGGGCGTTCCTCGACGTGTCGCGGGCGATGGGCGAGGAAGCAGCCCCGATGATCAAGGCAGTCGCCGACTCCATGATCGCCTTCGGCGTCCCGGCTTCGGAGACCCGTAGTCAACTCGACAAGCTCACGGCGGTCTCTCAAGCCGTCGGTGTTCCGATGACAAAGCTCGCCGATATAGTCATCAAGTTAAGTCCGCAATTTCAGGCGATGGGATTTTCTCTGGATGAAGCGACCGCGCTGATCGGCAACATGGAGGCCGCTGGTATCGGCTCGGCGAAGGTAATGCGGGGGCTGAACACCGCCGTTAAAACGCTCACGGACGAAGGCGTGACGGACATCCAGGGCGGCTTGAAGGCCATGATCGAGTCCATCCAGAACGCCGAAACTGATGCTGAGGCGACTACTATCGCGATGGACTTGTTCGGGGAGTCCGGCCTGCGATTCAAGGACGCGATCGACAAGGGCGTGTTCAGTCTCGACGACATGTTGGCAGCGATGGAGAACTCCGAGGGCAAGGTCGCAGACCTCGGAGCGGTGACCCTGACGACGTCAGACAAATTCGATGTCCTGAAGAACCGGGTCAAGGGCGCACTGGCTCCCATTGGAAATTTCGCCACGGCCCTCGGCCCGATGGTCATAATGATCCCGGCCCTGACGACCGGCATCTCCGCAATGGCAGCATCCCAACTCGTCGCGACGGCGGCGACCTGGCTCCAGACGGCGGCAATGACGGCCCTCAACTTCGCAATGGGGCCGATTGGATTAATCATCCTCGCCATCGTTGCGGCAGTCATAGCGGCAATTGTGATCTTCAAGAACTGGGACAAGATTGTCCTCGTATTGAAGAAGACCTGGGACACGGTCTGGGGAGCCATAAAGAGGACTTTTGACACGGTCGTGGGCCTGATAAAAGGCATCTTTGATTCTAAACTGGGCTGGCTCCTCCCAGGCGGTGTACTGATAAAGGGGTTGCTGTTCCTGAAGGACAATTGGGACACGATCTGGAACGGCATGAAGGCTACGG